AGCCTGCGCGATCCTGAATTCATATTCGCTGCGGTTTCCTCCCCGATCTCCCCTCGCCGCAGCGACGGGCCGATGCGACCCCCCTCGTGTCGGCCCGATCTCTTCTCCCCCATCCGGCGCAACTGCCTGAGCTCGCACCGGACACCTCGCCTCGCCGCTTGTGGGAACGTGCGGCGGGGTCTTTCTATTTTTCTGCGCAGCAAGCCGGCAAGCAATCCTGCGCAGGACTGCACCTATCGGTTCAAAGGATTGGCGCTTCGTCATGTTCAACATGATGGAGGCGTTTGTGGCCAAGAGGTTGGGTATTCCACCCAAGATCGTGGAGTCTGAAGTGTCTGAGTTGGCTGAAGCGCAAGAGCTTTTGTGGAATGCCGTGCCGCTCAAGCGGGGCGAGAACCTGAAGGCTTGGTATGAGCGCGCAGCTCGCGACCTGAAATGGACCCCGCGTCGCGTGCGGGCCTACTGGAACGGTGAGGCGCGAACCATCCATCACCGTGAAATCAAAACCCTCACGCAGCGCATCTCAAGCGCCAAGGCCGCGGAGAATCGGCATCAGGAAGAAGCAAATGCAATTCGACAAAGCATGGAAACTGGGAGCGAGAGCAGCGCTTTGGATGGCAGACCGCCACAACGCTTGCGCGACTAGATGGCGGAAGATCGCGGAGTGGTTTCGCGATCGGCTGACGAACGGAGGCAAACCGTGATCACGAAACGTCCGATGCAACGCGATCTTTTCACCGGCAATCTTATGCCGAACAAGATCAGGTCAGCGCGAGGCGAGGGGCACATCCTACTCAAGGCTGCGCCGGACGAAAAGTATCCGGTGCCTGGCATGGCGCATTTCGCCGGCACGGGGCCTCAAGGCAAACGTTGCCAGCATTGCGCGCACCTGGGCGATCTTCCGTATTGGGGACGGCGCAGAACGTCGGCAGCACTCGCCAATCAGAAAGAGGAAACGGCGCCGAAGAATGTCGAGGTCAACGCATGTCGCAAGGCTGCGGAGATGTTCGAAGGCTTCGTGCAGAAGGGCGGCATCGAGTTCGAGAATGCCTGCAAGTATTTCGAGGAACCGGAGCAGGAAGGTTCGTGATGCAGGACTCCGCGAGCGCAGCGAGCCACACATGACCATCCGAGAGAAAGACAGACGCCGCCGCCAAGCCCTCACCCGCGTAGAGAAGCAACGCGCAAGAGCAGAAGCGGCCTACAAGAAAACCCGGAGCTATGTCTGGCTGTGCAGGCTGCGGGACTTGACCACCAAGTGCCTGGCGCTCGCATGAGCCACTGGGAAGCCCTCGGGAAAAGCAACGAATGGTACACGCCCAAGTATATCTTCGACGCGCTCGGCTGCCGCTTTGATATGGACGTTGCTGCCTCTCCGGGAGGGTGCCACGTCCCAGCCCTTTATTACGAACGGCACGACGGCCTCAAAGCTGAATGGCGCGGCTTCGTCTGGATGAATCCGCCATTTGGCGGTCGCAATGCCCTAGCGCCTTGGTTGGCGAAGTTCTTTCGGCATGGCAACGGCATCGCGCTCACACCAGACCGTACGAGTGCGCCGTGGTTTCAGCAGTACGCGCCGCTGTCTTCGTCACTGATGTTCCTGCCGAAGGTGAAGTTCGAGCGTCCTGACCAAACTGTGGGGCGATCACCAAGCGTCGGCACTGCATTGATGGGCATCGGCTCTAAGGCAGATGCCGCCTTGGCGATCGCCTCGCAGCGGCGCCTCGGCATGCTGATGAAATCGCCGAGGATCGCCGCATGAGCCGCAGTCCCAACCAGATCGCCACCAGCGAAGGCTTGAAGCGGTATTGGCGCAACAAGAAACGCGCCCAACCAGAGCAGCAGCTTCACAAGGCCGTTGCTGACTATCTGCGGCTCGCCCTGAGGCCTCCGACGATTTGGACGACCATCGGCCACGGCGGCGGGGGAAAGGCGCGTGGCGGGCAGCTAAAGGCCATGGGCATGCATCCGGGGTGGCCGGATATTCTGGTGATGGCGCGCTTTCCGACTGGAATGGTGTTGGTTGGTCTTGAGCTTAAGACAAAAGTTGGCAGGCAATCTCCTGAGCAGCGAGCCATGGAACAAAAATTCAAGGATTGCGCTGCTTGGTACATCCTCTGCCGCTCGGTTGAAGAGGTCGAGAAGGCGCTTCGCTTCTGCAAGGTGGAGCTCCACGCCACCGTTTCCCCCTCGCGGGAGGGACGCTGATGAGTGTGCGCGCCCTCAGTTGGTCGTTCAGCCTCCGATTGAATGACATGGCGGCCAAGGCGGCTCTGAATGCGCTGGCCGATCACTCAGACGAGAGCGGTCGGTGCTGGCCGTCTGTTGCTCGTATAGCGCTATTCGCTGGTTGCAGCGAGAAGACCGCTCGCCGTGCACTACAGCGCGTCGCTGATCTTGGGATCGTAAGTCGCGAATCCCGCGCCGGACAGAGCGATGTCTTCATCATCAATTTCGACTGGCACCCCTCCCAAGGTGGGAGTCCCACTTTGGGGGATGGTCAAATTGACCACTCCCAACCTGACCATCCACCCCTCCCAGATTGTCCGCCCACCCCTCCCATGGTGACCGGGGACCCCTCCCAAGGTGGGAGTCGAACCGTCAAGAACCGTCATAAGAACCGTCAAGGAACCCCCAATGAGCAATCCCACAAACTCCCCGCAGACTGGAAGCCCTCGGTCGCTTGCCGAGACCATGCAAGCGACAAGGGACTCGATCCGGAGAACGTCGCGGAGTCGTTCGCTGATTACTTCACCAACGGGCGAGGTAAGCGAGAGCAAAGAACTGATGCCGCTTGGGAACGCCGTTTCCGAATCTGGTGCAACACCGACGCTGAGAGAAAGCCACGGAGCGCTAGCGGTATTCGACCTGCCGGCCCAGGCGGTGACGCTGGCGCATTCGCTCGAGCCGCTGATCGTCTGGGGAGAAACTAGCCAATACGGCAGCCACGGCTACGAGGGCGTCAAGATCACGGACGTTGCTGTCCGCAAGGGCGCAGATCCGATGTACGTCGATCAATGCCTTGGCAAGCTGCTGGTCTTGTGTGACCCGTGCGAGCACAGATTTGCCGCACAAAAGCTGGCCGAGCTTCGCGTGCTGACGGCGCACCGCGCCCGCGATGGGGTCGACACCGAATTGATGGCGACTGCGTACACCCAGCGCCTGGCTACATATCCGGCTGATATTGTAGCGGCTGCCTGCGATGCGTGGACGAACGCCAACCAATTCTGGCCGACATGGTCGGAGCTCAAGAACGAATGCGACAAGCGGATGAGCGGGCGCAAGCAGTTGCGTGATGCGCTGGTGAGATGGCGCCCAGCATGAGCTTCAAACCATCCGACGTTGGGCCACCGATTGGCGACGATCTTCGCGCCCAAGCCAAGCGCCGCACCGCCAACATCAAGATCTGGATGGAAGTGCAGGGCGCCCGAATACGCAACAACCGCCCCGAGCAGGTCTACGCGGCATGTCTGCTGATGGCTCTGGAACGGTGCTCACGCGCTGACTGGCAGCACCTGACGCCCGCACAGATCGAGGAATGCGACATGCGGGCTGTCTCGCAAGCTCGAGTGCGGATGTTCGGGCCGAAGCTGCCGCCGACGAATGAAGATTGGGATTCGCAAATAGCCGAGGTCCGCGCATCCTGGGCACAGCCAAAGCAGGAGGCGGCATGAGCATCGCGGAATCTCTCGGCCTCGCTCTTGGGGCGCGGCAATATGCCGATCAGCAGGCATACATGTGCTGGGCGATGCAGAACGCCACGCCATCGCGACCGGAACCACGGTTTCGTTCGATCAAGCCAACAAGACGGATGACCGATCTGGAAGTTGAGCGCTTCAACCGTGCCGGCCTTCTGAGGTCCGCATGACCGCCTGGGCACACCCACAGGAGAAGGCGGCAGCATGATTGCGATGACTTGTTACGCCACTCGTTGCTACGAGCCGATTCCCGGATTTGGCTACTTGGTGCTGGGCGCCATGGCTGTGGGCGCGTTGATTGGCCTCGCAGTATTTTTCTGGCCGCGCCGATGAGCGGTACAACGAAGCTGCAGTGTAAGATTTGGAGCGTTCTCGTGCTGGCGATCGTCATCGGCCTCCTGCTTTCCGCAGTCACTCGCGCCCAAACCGTGGTCGACGGCGACACGATCAAGCTCAACGGCACAACCTGGCGACTTCGCGGAATCGACGCCCCCGAGATGCACCAATCCTGCGGCGGTTGGCCTGCCGGCGTTGAAGCCACAGCCTACATGCGAGCCCTCCTGCGCGATCGTCGCGTGACCTGCATTCCCGAAGGCCACGACCGCTACAGCCGCACGATCGGCAAATGCACGGCAGACGGCATCGACATACAGGCCGAAATGGTGCGCCAGGGCATGGCGTGGGCGTTCCGCAGGTACAGTCTCGACTACGTACCCCAAGAGAACCAGGCGAAGGCTGAGGGGCTTGGCATCCATCGCTACGCCTGCATGCCGGCATGGGAATGGCGGAAGGATCATCAGAAATGAGCGGCGGTCCAGGTTCGGGGCTACGAGCATTTCCGCCAACGGAGAGAGCGCATGAAGAACTGCGTTATTTGTGGCGTTGAGTTTAACTCGAAGGGCCGCTCGCGGGCTAAGACATGCGGTCCCGCATGCAGCCGCGCCAGCAATCGCCTCTATTGCCAGCAATGGTACCGGGTGCATGCTGAGGAGATTTTAGCGCATGCGCGGACGGAGGAAGTGCGCGCACTGCGCCGAAAAGATTCATACCCTTCTATGTGCGGCGGCTGCGGAAATCTGATCCAAGTGAAGAACCCATGCTACAAATTCTGTAGCGAGCAATGCCGGGAGGGTGCGAAGAGGGCCGAGGGAATTGCAAAGACCATGGCCGCCAGAAAGGCGCGGCCGCCTTGCGATGTCTGCGGAGGAATTATTCCACTAACGAGAAGATCCCAGGCTTTGCGGTGCAGTGAGGCCTGTTGGAAAAGCAGCCCCCAAGAGCAACGCCGTCTTGAGAAGAAATCGCGCCATGAGCGAGCAATTCTCACTTCAATCCGAGAGCTTGGATTACTAGCAGGAGTTAGATCATGAGTGACATGGTGACAGCAAAGATGGGCGCTAACGTCTTGTCGTGGTCGGCCCCTCGGCCGCCGCGAGAATTGCTGAAGCGGCTAATGGAGGAGTTTCCTGACTTGGAGAGGGAGGACCTGTTCGAGAGGTTCAAGGAAGCTATTCGGGGCGACGATGAGATGATGGATTGTCTGGCGGAATATTGGTTTGCCAATAATCATCGCAGCCTTACGCGCTTCCGTCCCTCCGAGGCCGGAGTCTCCAAGGTGGTTCGCGCCGCAGTGGCGCAAGAACGCCGCTCAACAGTGGAGGTGCTTAAGGAGCATATCAGGGCGCGAGCTACCGAGATGGCGCTCCTCGACATGATGCTGCCCAACGGCAAAATGCTACGCGACTGCACGGCCAAGGAATGCACTGACCTCAGTCCCAAGGTGGGCGCATGGTTGGCCAAAATCGGGAAGCAGATCGCACCGCAGGCTATTGTTGGCAAAGAACTCTCTGAAGAGTCCATCCGGAAGCTCTGGAAGCCTTGAGCAACGGAAAACCCTGGCTGTCATCTCATACAGCCCTGATGGCGTACTACCGGGGCAAGGGCTGGCCTGCGTGGCGGATAGCCCGGAAGATTGGCTTTTGCCTGAGGACGGTTCAACAGCGGCTGGCGTTGATGGGGTGGGCCAATAAGCCGGGGCCGCAGCGCGTTGGGGAAAACCTGCTGATCGTGGGCGGCTATTCCTGGCGCAACGGCGAATGGCACCCAATCGATCAAATCGACCTGAATCTGGAATAGAGCTTGACAAGCTAATTCCGCATTTACCCATTTAGAGGGCCAGACCGAATAAAATATTAGGGAAATATTCGTTGGCTGGCCGCCCTAAAGGTTCTCGGAACAAATCCAGCAAAGACATCAAGGTCCTTGCCGCTCCGTATGGTCCGGAGGCGGTGAGTGTGCTTGCCCAGATTATGCACGAGGGCGAGACGCATTCGGTGCGCGTAGCCGCTGCCCGCGAATTGCTCGACCGTGGCTTTGGCAAGGCTTCGCAGCCCATCGAGCATAGCGGCCACCTTGACGTGGCGATGACGCTGGACCGCGTGATCACCGAGATGCGTGAGCGCGAGCAGTCGATGCGGGTCGAAGATGCCGTTCGACACTAGCCCCGATCCCCTTGCAGAACAGATCGCCAGGTACACGCGCGATCCGCTGGGCTTTGTGCTGGCCTGCTTCCCCTGGGGAAAGCCCGGCACGTCGCTCGCTGGCGAAAAAGGTCCGGAGGCCTGGCAACGCGACATCCTCGACCGCATTGGCAGAGGCCTTATAGACACCAGCGAGGCGCTTCGCTTGGCTGTGGCCTCCGGACACGGAATCGGCAAGTCGGCCTTGGTGGCGTGGATCATCCTGTGGGCCATGTCCACGATGCCCGACACGCGCGGTGTGGTGACGGCGAACACTGGCGAGCAGCTTCGCGTCAAGACGTGGCCTGAGCTTGCCAAATGGCATCGTATGGCCGTTAACAGCCACTGGTTTACCTTCACTGCTACGGCCATTTATTCGGCCCAGCGGGACCGCGATAAGACTTGGCGTGTGGATGCCGTCACGTGGTCCGAAGACAACGCAGAGGCCATTGCTGGCCTCCACAACAAGGGTCGCAGGGCGTTCGCGATATTCGATGAGGCCTCGGCCATTCCGGACCTGATCTGGGAGACGGTCGAGGGTGCGCTGACTGATGCGAACACCGAGCTGTTCTGGTGCGTGTTCGGCAACCCCACGAGGAACAATGGTCGATTCAAAGAATGCTTCGCGGGCGGACGCTTTGCGCACCGCTGGGACAACCGGCAGATTGACAGTCGTTCGGTATCGTTCACGAACAAGCAACAGATTGCGACATGGGTGGCAGATTATGGGGACGACTCCGACTTCGTTCGTGTGCGAGTCCGAGGAGTATTTCCCCGTGCTGGCGACCAACAGTTCATCGATAGCGAACGGGTCGAAGACGCCCAAAAGCGCGAGCTGATCAAGGACGACGATGCCCCGCTGACCATGGGCGTGGACATCGGGCGCTCGCTCTCGGGCGATCCCAGCGTCATCCGCTTCCGCAAGGGCTTGGACGCGCGCTCGATCCCTTCGGTCAAGATGCGCATCCCCGACCTGATGCAGGTAGCCAGCCGCATTGCCGAGCAGATCGACACATACAAGCCCGCGGCGGTGTTCGTCGATGCGACGGGTCTGGGTTCTGGTGTGTACGACCGACTCCGCCAGCTTGGCTACGACATGGTCGTGGCAGTCAATTTCGCGGAGAAAGTTGACCGCACACCCGGAGACGACTCGCTCTACGCCAACATGCGCGCCGGCATGTGGGGCCGGATGAAGGCGTGGTGCAAGACCGGCTGCCTGCCTGATGACCGTGACCTCGCCGCTGACCTGACGGGCCTGGAATACGGCTACGACGCACAGAACGCCATCCTGCTTGAGAAAAAGGAAGACATGCGCACCCGAGGCCTGGCGAGCCCTGACGATGGTGACGCGCTGGCGCTGACGTTTGCCTATCCAGTGGCCGTGAAGGGCGTGACGGCGATCGAGAACAAGCGCTTCGAGGAGAAGCTGGCGAACCTCAGGCGGGGGTTCCGATGATGCGGTATCGAATCACCGATCGCGGCTACGAAATGGAAGGTGGCATCGTGTTCGCGCCTTATGATTGCCAATGCGCAAGCTGCGTAAGTTTCCGCGATTCGCAAGATCGTTTCGCGCGCACGTCGGACGAAAGTAAGAATGATGCGCCATACGCCTTCTGGTTGGGGGCAGCAGGCTGATGGCCTTCGACCTGATCCCCCAAGTCATCGCGGAAGTGCGGCCCTATACCATGGTGCCCGATGACGGCTTGGCGACCACGATTGAGCTGACGCTGGAGGCCATCAATGCGGGCATTCCCGGCGACCTCGTGGAGTGCGGGACATGGATGGGCGGCTGCAGCTTCGCCATGCTTCTGGCCCAGCGCTACCAGTACGGCGCGATCCAGCGTCCTGTGTGGATGTACGACTCGTTCCAGGGCATGTCGCCGCCCAGTCCGGAGGATGGCTACCACGCTCGCTGGTGGATGGAGCGCGCGCAGAAGATGACGGCCGATGGTGAGGCTGACCCGGACGGGACCAACTTCGTTACCGCTGATCACATCCAAGTCCGCGAGAACATCCGAACGTTGGACCTCAAGGACCACGTCATCGTCATTCCGGGCTGGCTGGCCGACACGCTGCCCAAGCATAAGCCCGAAGCTATCGCCGTCCTGCGTGTTGATTGCGACTGGTACGACCCCTGCATGTGCGTCTATCGCGAGCTTGAACCGCTCTGCTCGGTCGGCGCTCCCATCATCATCGACGACTACGACGCCTGGGAAGGCTGCAGGCTGGCCACGCACGCCTATCTGACCAAGAAGGCGCTGCCTTGGAAGATCCGCTCTGCGCCCGGCAGCCACGGCGCATGGATGATCAAGGAAGCTCCGCACGTGATCGATAGGGAGGCCGCGTGATGGCCGATTGGAATGGCGCATTCACTCCGGAGATGGTCTCGCTGGCCAGATATATTGCATTCAATCTCTCCCGATATGACGAAGAGAAACGCGCGGCCATCCTAAAGCATGTGCAGTTCTGCCTTCAGGTCGCGGACGACCTCGCCAAGGATGCCGCGTGATGCCTCCCAGACGCGTCACCCGGCAAGTAAATCCGAACACGTTGGATAACGCCATCGATGCGCACGACCTCTATGGCGACATCCCTGGGCTGATGCAGCCTTGGTTTGATGCCGAGCACGAGGACTTGTACGGCCATCCCGGCGCGAAGGGCGACGGCGTCCTGATGGGCTGCCCTGTCTGGGGCATGGACTACATCGACCGCTTTGCCGCCTACACCATCCCAACGCTGATGGCGCCGGCCAATTTGGCCGCCTTGAAGGACCGATGCCGGCTGGTGATCTACCACGAGCGCGATGCCAAGCCCTACCTGCACAGGCTCACCGCTTGGGTGCGCCGCGGTGGTATCGAGGTGATCTTCCGCCCTATTCCCGATGACGTGATGGGGATGCTGGCTCGGGGCGATTACAGCTCACGCTTCCGGACGCTGGGCGTGGTTGGGAACGTGCTCACGCACATGGCGGGCAGGGCCGGCATGGGCTTCCACATGCTGCAGCCCGATCACCTATACGGCGTGCGTTACTTCGAGAACCTGCTGCGGCTGGGCAAAGAGCACGACGCCGTCACGCAGATGAGCCTGAATGCCACGCTCGATGGCGTTGGGCCTGAGATTGAGAAATACCGCACCGAGTCGGGCGCGCTGGCCATCCCCGATCGCGACTTGGGCGACATGGCTTACCGGCATATGCACCCGCAATGCCAGTTGCACTCGATGAACGCGGCGAAGTGGCCCGACAAGCTGCCGTGCAGCCATCGCCTGTGGTGGCAGGGCAAGGACGCGGTCCACGTCTATTCCAGCCATGTGAATGCCGCTTGGCTATCGCCCGGCCTGTGCCTCGACTCGCCGATCGCCTTCACCTCCACGATGGACACGCTCCTGCCTGAGTATGTGCCGGGCGATTTCTACGTGCCGACCGTTGAAGACGAGATGACGTTCATCGAGTTCAGCGACGCCGAGAAGCCGGCCAATCGCCCCTATGTGGCCTTCAAAGACTTCGCCATGAATTTCTGGGGATCGAGCTCGTTCACGGGCGAATACATGCCGTACTTCAGCCGGCCGTCGCTGGTGCCGATCAAGCCGAAGGCGAGTTTCCTGACGGACGAGGAGATCAAGCGCCAGTTTGGCCAGATCGTAGAGGGGCTGAACGCGACGCAGGACAGCGTTGGGCTTGCCTGGATGAGGCAGAAATACAGTTCACGCTTTGCCCGCGCTGCGGCGCTGCCCGAGGTGATGCGATGATCTTCGGAATCCCCAGCGACCAGAGCATGAGCAGTAGCGCAGTTGGGCTGCCCAGTTGGGCTCAGGAGCAGGCGCAGAACCAACTAAACCAGACTGCACGAGCCCTTCAGTACGTAAAGGGCCGCTTCCATGTTCGCGAGCCCATGACCGCGTCCGACCTCGGCATCGTCGACCAGCTCTTGGACGACAAGGTGGGGATGGAGCCGTGATCTCTTACAATCCGTTCCGCATCACTCGCGAAGGGCCTGAATGCCACTGCTTGACGTCGTGCGTGGGCCGGTGCCTTCGCCCCATTAATCGCCCCATCGTCTGCCTGCCGCTGATGACGAAGCCCACGCGCGAGGTCGAGAAGGGCACCAAGTACCTGCCCGAGGTCTGGCGTCCCAATGGCTGAGCAGTATGTCGTGCGTGGTTCTATGTACCACCAACACTTCGACTACTACACGCGAAACGCGTCGGTCAGTTCGCATAAGACGATAGAAGATGTGCTGAAGGGTGTGCGCCTATGCCTTGAGGCTGGAATGCAGGTAATCGTCACTCCGTGGCCTGAGCAAGTCATGGGGGTGCCCAATGGCTGACCTCACCGACAACCTGTCCGACAAGCAGAAGGAAGACCTACTCAAGATCCTCCGCAAGGAGGAAATGGCTGCGTCCAACTTCCAAGATTCGGAGTTGATGGGACATCGGTCGGACTCGCTCGATTACTACGACCGCGAGCCCTACGGCGACGAGCAGGAAGGCTCGTCAAGGGTCGTGACCTCGGAGTTTGCCGACACCATCGAAAGCATCATGCCATCGATGATGCGGGTGTTTGCCGGCAGTGAATCCAGCGTCGAGTTCTCGCCCACCGGGCCGGGCCAGGAGCAAGCGGTAGAGGAGGCTGATGAGTACGTCCCGCATGTCCTGATGGTCAAAAACGACGGCTATCGCATCCTCTATTGGTTCATCAAGGACGCCCTGATGTACCGCCTGAGCGGTGCAACGGTTGACGTTGAGGAGATCGAGGAGACCAAGGACTTCCCGATCAATGGCCTGCCGCAGGATGCCATCGACGTGCTGGTAAAGCGGGCCGATCTGGTGGGCGCCGAACTTGTTGAGGATCTGACTCCCGACCCTCCGCCGCCGCCAGCGCCGCTGCAGATTGATCCGCAATCTGGGCAGCCTGTCCCGCAGGAGGAACCGCCCGCGACCTTCTCCGGCACCATCACGGCGACGCAGAAGCGAAAGCTGGTCATTGCTGACAATATCGCGTCCGAAGATATCCTCTTCACGCCCACTGCCCGCGATCAGGACAAGGCCAGCTATCTCGGCTTCCGCAAGAAGGTCTCGGCGTCCGAGCTGGTGGAGCTCGGCATGGAGTGGGAGGACGTAGAGCTTCTCAAGTCCGATCGCCCGATCTCCCCGGAGGAGACGCAGCGCAACGCGGCTGGCATCGTCAGCGAACCCGTGCGCAACGAGACCAGCGACAGCGAGCGCACCCTGTGGGTGATCGTGGCCTATGCGCGCTGGGCGCCGAAGGACGACGGCAAGTCGAAGATGTACCGTGTGGTCTATGCCCACTCGCGGGGTGATACCACGGGCTTGATCGAGGTGAAGGAATGGGAGGGGCCGGCCTCCATCGCGCTCGCGACGCCCATCCTGATGAGCCATACCATCATTGGGCGATCGCTCTTCGATCAGGTGAAGGACCTGCAGGAGATCGGCTCCGTGCTCACGCGCGGCTTGCTGAATAATCTGTACGCGGTGAATACGCCGCGCCCGATTGTCGATGACCAAGTCAACCTCGATAGCCTCCTCGACTGGACGCCTGGCTCACCTATCAGGCTGAAAGCCAACGCCAAGGCGGCCGACAGTCATGTGTCATTTCTGCAGGTGCCCTCGGTGCTGCAGAACGCGCAGTCGGCGTTGGAGTACTTCCAAACCGTCCGCGAGAACCGCACGGGCGTCATCAGGAACAACCAAGGCCTCGACGCCGACAGCCTGAACAAGACCGCCAGCGGCATGAATATGATGATGGGGGCCGCGCAACAGCGAATCGAGCTGATCGCCCGGACGCTGGCGGAAACTGCGATCAAGCGGCTCTATCGCCTAGTCTATCGCGCCATCAAGCGCGCTGCCAAGGGTCCGATCCAGTATTGGAACGGCCAATCGATGGGCACGGTCGATCCGACGAAATGGCCGGACGATCTGGAGCTGACGGTGAATGTCGGCGCCGGCACGCGCGATCAGGCGCTGCAGGGCTTGGCGATGATCGCGGCGGCGCAGGAAAAGCTGATCGTGCTGCAGCAGGGACAGGCCAACGGCCCGTATGTGACAGCCGAGAATGTCGCCAACCTAGTCCATAAGACGTCCGAGACGATCGGCTACAAAACGCCGGGCATGTTCTTCCAACCGCCCGAGAAGGTCGTGGCGCAGGTCCAGCACATGGCCGAAAACCCGCCACTGCCGACGCCTGAACAGCAGGCCGCAATGGCGAAGTTCCAAGCCGAAAGCCAGCGCGCACAAGCGGAGAGCGTGAAGGCGCAGGCTGAAGCCACCAAGAGCCAGAACGACACGCAGATCGCCGGCGCGAAGGCGCATGCCGATGCCATGAAGGCGCAGGCGGACCATCAGAAGGCGTTCGCTGATGCTGTCGCTGCCGAGAATAAAGGCAAAGCGGACCAGGCCAAGCAGGCCCACGACGCCATGATGAAACAACAGGAACTTGAGCTGAAAGCTCGCGAGCTTGAACTGAAGAACAAGCAGATCGAGACCGACTCCTATCACAAGGAGCAAGATCGCCAGTTGCAACTGCATACTCTCGCCGCAAATCAGAAGCACGAGAAACATCTCGCCAAGGCCAAGGACGAGGGGGACGGCCCTGATCCCATCGAGACGCTGGGCAGCACGTTCAATCAGCACAGCGAGGCCGCTGGCAAGCATCTGGCCGCCCAGACCGATGCCATCAATCAGCTTGCCGCCGCTCATCAGCATGCCGCAGCGGGCCATGCGGACCTCGCGAAGGCCCATACGAGTGCCATTCAGGAGATGGCCCAGGCGGTTCAGAAGCTTGCCGATGCGCACATGGCCGAGTCCGAAATCACGGGGCCCAGCGGCAAGACCTATAGGGCTCGCAAAGTGGCCAGGAGCCACGCCAAATGAGTGTCACGCATACCCATCAGACGGCGATCGCGGACGACGGGTCGGACGTGGGCGCGAATGTGTGGAATGCTGACCACACGATTGCCGCCCCTCTCACCGTGCCAGGAACTGCCAACACCTCGTCGCTCGTAGGGACCGGCTATTCTCTCACGGGCTCGAACGCTCAGCCCATGGAGAGCTGGGCCGGCACGCTCAACACGAGCGGCGTGGTCGATGTCATCAAGATAGCGATCACCGACACGGCGCATGGCGGGGGCTCTAACCTCTTCAATCTGCTTGGCGGCGCGAGCGGCACCACTAGTCTTTTTAGCATCAGTACGAGTGGCAATGTGACCGCCTCTGGCGGCTTTATCACTCCGTCGAGTAGCAGCATTGTCTCTGGACGCAATCTGATATTCGGCGATGGATTTAACGTTCTTTCAAATACTCGAGGCGGTTTTTCGGCACCAAGCGATGGTATATTTACCTGGTTTAATAATGCCGGAACGAATTTCAACAAATTCCAATTGGGCGGAACGACTGCCAGCTTTCCGGCGATTAAACGCAATGGCACGGCGGTCAACATCCGTCTTGCTGATGACAGCGCCGACGCGCCAATTACCGCTTCGACGGTGGCCACCATCCCCACAACGGTGAGCAACTTGCCGGCCGCAGCAACGGCGGGAGGCGCGCGTGCCTTCGTCACGGATGCAACGCAGACCATGACGGCCGGCATCGGCGCTGCTGTCGTCGGCGGTGGCGCAAACAAGGTGCCAGTCTACTGCGACGGCACCGGCTGGTTCATCGGGTAGGCCATGAGCATTACCTACACCTGGACCTTTGCACCCTTCCGCGTGCGGCCATTAGTCGGCGCGCTTGTGAATGTGGTGAAAGAAGTGCCCTACACGCTGTCCGCTACAGATGGCGTCAATACCTTCGCAGTTGGGGGAAGCATCGCACTGGGACAACCGGATGCGAAGAACTTCATCCCCTTTGCCTCTCTCACGGCGCAGAACGCCATAGATTGGTGTTCAGCCGTCCTCGATGTGCCCGCCATACAGGCCAATCTCGCGGTTGCTTTGGCGGCTGCGCCAGTTCCAGCGCCTGCATTGATTACGCTCACCCCGGCATTTGAGGCGCAGCAACTTCAGGCGCTGCCGGCCCAAGTGGTGCTCACATGAGCGGCATTTTTCAACGCAACATCTTTCAGAACAACATCTTCCAAGTTGGGAGCGTTGCCGCGCATGCTGGCGGTGGCTTTCGCCATATCGGCCGCAAGACGAGGGACGAGTGGGACGAGCTAGACGCCCCGGCGTACACGGTGGCCACTTCTGAAGCGCTGCCCGTCAAGCCGCCCTCACGGAAAATGCGCAAGCGGTTGGCTATCGCTGCAAAGGCGAATCCCGTGGAAGACGAAGAGGAGGAGGCATTCATGATGCTTCTCGCCGCATGAGCGTCACCGTCGAAACCTACTACCGAGAGGCCGAAGGAAATGGCCGTTTGCCGCCAGGTTTCTACAACTGGCTGATGAATAGTCGTTTTGCGGCGTTGCCGGGACCCGGTGATTTCTTCCGAGGGACGGACGGGCGCATGTGGGTATTCACTCGCGATCTTCATTGGGAGGCGCGCGATGAGTGAAGACCGCGCAGCCGATGTCCGCAGAGCCCGCGAGGTGCTGAATGGCGCCGGATGGGTGTTCGACAAATACCGCGGCGAGCGAATGGCCGTGATGCTGAGTGAGGCATCCCCGGAAGAGCGCGAGGCCGCTTATGTGCGTGCCCGCATCGTTACCGAAATCCAGGCTGAGCTGCAGAGCGTGGTCGATAGCTGGGACTACGACACGAAGGTAGCAGCACGCCGAGAAGCAAAGGACAAGTAAATGGCTGACGACAATTCACCCCCACAGTGGCCGACCGGCGCAGGCATCTCCGAATCGGAGGCGGCTGCACGCCTGGATAGCCTGAACGAAAGCCCGAACGACGCTCCGCCGCCGCGTGAACGACCCGAGAGGGAGGAGGACCCCGGCAATGCGCAGCCCGAAGGCAACACCGTCGTCGATCCTGATGCCGAGTCAGGTGAACGAGGCGATGAGGGCGATGATGCTGGCAACGAACGCGTGGATGAGAGAGAGGCTGCGGCCGGCGAAGGCGAGGACGCGCCCGATTTCTGGAGCGCTGAAGACAAGGCGTGGTGGAAGCAAGTCCCGCCCGAGCTAAGGCCTGTCCTCAAGAAGTACGAAGAGCAGCGCATCGAGTTCGCCAACCGGAAGGCAGAGGAAGCCGCCGCCGAGCGCCGAAAGGCCATGGAGGAAGTCCAGAAGCTCGGCAGTACCAGCGAGCAATATGCCGCGTGGTGGCAGCAGAACGCGCAGAAGTTCGAACAGACCTTCGTCAACCGCTGGGCCGGCGTCGATTTCAACAAGCTCGCGGCCGACAATCCCGCCGAATGGGCGCGGTTGAGCCAGATGCGCGCCGATGAGCATACGATGCTCACTCAGGCCGCCAACCAGGCGCAGGAAGCCCAGAAGGTCACGCAGCAGCGGCAAAAGCAGCAGCTCGATGAGTTCAAGGTGGCCGAGCATGCCAAGGTAGCCAAGAAGCTGCCCGACTACTTCGGCACCCCTGAGAAGTCGGCCAAGACCTATGAGGATCTCGGCAAGTTCCTCTTCAGCAAGGGTATCCCGGCCGAGCGCATCAACACCATTCATGAGGCCCCGATCATCGAAATGGCGCTCAACGCTATGCGATTCGAGCAGGCCCAAAAGAGAGCTTCTGCCGTCACCTCATCTGGGACGGGGAATAATCCCGGCAACGCAGCACCGAAGCGCATCGAGCCCGGACCCGCTCAACAGCGAGGCAACCGGAACGGCGAGGCAATTCGGCAAGCAAGCGAACGGCTCAATAAAAGCGGCGGATATGACACGAAAGCAGCCATGGAGCTGATCCGCCTACGAGGACTCTAACGCACAGGAGGCGCGGTTATGGCCGCCCCGACGAATACCTTTCTAACGTCAAGCTCTGTCGGCAATCGTGAGTCGCTCCACGACATCATCACGATTCTCAACAAGGACGATACGCCCTTCCAGTCGATGATCGACAGCGGCGACGCTGCGGCCACCTTCGAGGAATGGCAGCTCGACACCCTTGGCGCTGCGAACGCCACCAACTTCCAGCCGGAAGGCAATACGGCGGTTGCGCAGGTGCTTGTCCCGACCGTTCGTGTCGGCAATCGCCTGCAGATCCTGAACAAGCCGTTCACGATCTCGCGCACCGAGCAGTCCATCCGCAAGGCTGGCCGCGACTCGGAAATCAGCTACCAGACCACACTGGCTGGCCGGCGCATCAAGATGGATCTCGAGGCGTTCATCTCGCAGAACCAGGCGAGCACGGGCAACGATCCCCGCAAGCTCGGCGGGTTCGAGTCGTGGCTGACCAGCAACGTCTCGCGTGGCACTACCGGCGCGTCCGGTGGCTTCACGGCGGGCAACACCGTGGCGCCGGTCGACGGCATCGCGCGTGCTGCCACACTGGCGCTGCTCAAGACGGTCCTGAAGTCTGCATGGGACAATGGTGGCAAGCCGAACTGGCTGCTGATGTCATCCAACCAGAAGATGAACTTCTCGACGTTCGTGGGCGTTGCGACGCTCTTCACGGACGCGGGCAAGCCCACGACCCTGACCGGCACCATCGATCGGTTCCGTTCTGACTTCGGCATCTTCAACGCCGCGATGTCGCGCTTCGTGCGCACCAGCATGATCGGCGTCATCGATCCTTCGCTGTGGGGCCTCCTGTGGCTCGACAAGTGGAAGAAGGAAGAGCTTGCCAAGGTCGGTGACGCTCGCGCGTTCCAGATCGTTGGCGAGGTGACGCTGCAGTGCAAGAACGAGGCGGGCAGCGGCATCCTGGCTGATCTGTCGTAGGTCTGAACTCGGGAGGGCGCTCAACGCCCTTCCCACTTTCGCAAGGAGAGCGAGATGGCGAAGAACTCAAGCTACGACAGCGTCAAGCAGGGCATGCCCAACACCACGATGAAGGGCGGCAAGACGGCCAATACCGGCCAGAACAAGAAGCCGGCTGGCTGGGTCGAGACATCAAGCACGGCCGACAAGCCCATTTTCTTCACCGGCAAGAAGTAAGGAGCATTCAAATGGCGAAGACATTCGACTCTGCCAAGCAGAGCAAGCCACACACTGTTAGCCGCAGCACCGTCAAGGCGGGCAGAAGCTCGGCCACGGCCAACGGGTCGCCTGCCTACTCGACATACAAGGGCAGCAATCCGTCGAAGGCGAAGTGAGAGACTGGCACACCGACGCGCCACGCAAGCCGCTCTCCGACGCTCGCATGGATGAGATTTGCGAGATGGCTGGAGAGGAAGCGCTGGTGGCGGAACAACGCGCCTTTCAGGAGAAGATGGCAGGGCTGCGCTGCATGTCGTGCGAGTGCCCACTGCCGCCGCCTTCAATTGGCACGCGTGAGTGTAACCGCTGCGCTAGCAGGTGGAAGAGATGAGCGGACGCTTTATCGATTGGGACGGCGACCCAAATAGCCCGGCCTATTGGTGGCACGAGCACGCGGACGGAACGTGGGCGCAGGAAGTGGCGCAGAACACGGATGAAATCTTGCGCATGAACCATCACCTGCGCGAGAGCGGCGTTGCGCAGGACAAGGAGGTGCAGATGACGCACCAGATCCCCGTCATCATGGCCTCAATCTGGCGCAAACAGTACGGCATCGACATCTACCGGATGAACGACGAAGACCAGCAGAAGTGGATCGAGAAGAACATCCTGAACGACAGCGAATGGTACAAGCTGCGGGTGTCTAAGTGAGCGCGTTCAAGTATCAGCAGACCGTGGTTGACGGCGTTGAGGTCTCCGAAGTGTGGGGGCTCGACAACGTGACCGATGACAAGAAGGAAGCGGTCATCAAGGAGTGGATTGATCGCCATGCCCATCGCGCAATGGCGCAAGGTTTCACGCATGCCGAGCTGACGCCAGATCCGGAAGACTCCGGCCATTTTGTCTTTAAGGCACGGCCGTGAGCGTCACCTTTAACACCTACACCGGCCTCAAATCGGCGGTTCCGACATGGATGGCGCGCGGATCGAGCGACCCCATCCTCGATCCTCTGTTCGACAACTTCCTGGCGAACATGGAACGCCGGATGTACTACGGCTATGCGGTTGACGATCCGACCAATCCTCTCAGGTCCGATCCGCTACGCATTCCCGAGATGGAGCTTACGGTACAAACCGCTGGTGTTGCGGCCGGAGACTCTACGCTCGCACAGCCGAGCGACTTTCTTGAACTGATCTCGGTCTATAGCTCGACGATCAACAAGCCGGTGGAGATCGTAGCGCAGCGCGTGATCGACGGATATGGGACGCAGGCCGTTGGTGGAACGAAGCTGATTGCAGTGAGCGGCACGAACTTTCGAATTAAGGACGCGGCAACTGCCGGTCTGACGCTGGTAATGCATTACTACCAGAAGCTCACGACGCCCACGGCTGCAGCCTCAAATGCCATCCTGACGAACTACTCGGATGTATACCTCTACGGCTGCCTGGTTGAGGCAACGATTATGACCCAGGATGCGGCGTCTGCGCAGGCCTACCTGGCGCTCTATAACGCCTCCGTGGCTGGCCTGAATGCCCGCACGCAGCGCATCACGGCCTCCGCCAATCCGGTCATGCGGGTGAGGGGAGGGATGACGCCGTAATGGCTGATTTCGGCCTCCGCGTTCAAGCGCCAACGCAGCCAGGCTTCAACGTCAGTCAGAACCTCGACGCGGCGCAGACGGCGCTTGGCCTCACACCGCAGGAGCGCGCGCTGTATGAGCGCCATCTTGCCAACCTGTGGGGCTCGGGCGGCGTCGATAATCCAGATGGCAGCCGTTCATCGCTCTATCAGGTGGGCTTCAATCAGGGCGGTCAGACCTACAACGTGCCATCCGTCTATGACGGCCAGATCATTTCGCCCGATGCTGCCATCACTCGCGCAAACCAGACCGGCCTTGGGCAATTCCCGTCCTATCCGAATGCCGATTCTGCCGAAGCCCGTTATCAGCAGATGCACGGCTACATGGATAAGGACACTGGTGCTTATATGGACGTTCGGCGCAACCCCTTTCAGTTCTACGGGGGGCTGTTCTAATGGCCCAGCCGATCCCCTTCGCTGAATGGCGTCCCGACATGCCTGATCTCGGGCAGTGGGCGCGTGAGGCGTTGAACGTCATCCCAGCCGAGGAAAGCTATCGGCCGCTGCCATCATTCTCGGGCGTCTCCAACGCTTTGACGGCTCGTGCGCAGGGCGCAGCATGGTTCCGCGGCACTGGTGGCGCAGTGAAGATGTTCGCGGGGGATGCCACCAAGCTTTACCTGCTGAGCGGCACGACGTGGACCTCAGTCCCGCAGCTTGCCGCTGCCAAGGTGATCACCGCCATCACCAAGGCCAACCCCGGCGCGGTGACGACTAGCACGGCACACGGCTACAGCAACGGCGATACGATCTATATTTCTGGCGTCGTCGGCATGACGCAGGTCAATAACCTGTTCTTCACCGTCACATCGACGGGCGCCAATACCTTCACCATTGGCGTGGATACGAGCGCCTATACCATCTACGGCTCTGCCGGCACGGCACAGAAGGCCACGATCTACGCTCCCGGCCCGCAGGGACGCTGGCGCTTCACGCAGTACGGCTACAACGCCTTTGCCGTAAACGGCATCGACCCGCCGCAGAAATTCGACCTCGCCAGCGGCACGAATTGGGTCGCCATGGGCGGTTCTCCTCCAGTCGGTACCTATATCGCCACGGTTAAAGACTTCGTCGTAATGGGCAATATAGGCGCTACGCCGCAGCGTGTGCAGTGGTCCCCCATCAACAGCCCGGAAGGCACATGGGGCTCGATCGCCGCGACCCAGGCGGACATTCAGGACGTATCGGACGGCGGCAACATCACCGGCCTGGTTGGCGGCGAGATCGGCGTCATCCTGCAAGAGGCGGCGGTGCGCCGCATGTCCTATGTCGGTGCTCCGGTTGTCTTTCGCATCGACAAGATTGGCAATGAGGTGGGCTGCAGCGTGCCGAATAGCGTCGCATCGCTGCTGGATCTCTGCTTCTTCCTCCACAAGTCCGGCTTCTACATGCTGCAGGGCGGTCAGACCTTCACGCCGATCGGTCGAGGGAAGGTCGATAAGACATTCTGGGCGGAGTTTGACGAGACGAATATGGACCGCTGCTCGGCGGCGATTGATCCGGTGCGAAGCCTCTACATTTTCAATTATCCCGCCAGCGGCAACGGCGGCACGCCCAACAAGCAACTCATTTACAACTGGGGGACCAATAAATGGTCCCATGCCAATGTGACGAACGAGCTGATCTTCAGCGGTGTGAGCCAGCAGAGTTACACGCTTGAGCAGTTGGACCCGTTCGGCACGCTGGAAACCCTCCCGTATTCGCTCGATTCGTCCTTCTGGTCAGGTGCGGTCTCGCTACTGCTTTACGCCTTCGATACGACGCACAAGAGCGGCTCCTTCTCAGGCGCCAACCTCGCGGCGACGATCGATACAGCGGAATTCAATCCGGGTGGTGGCAAACGAACAGTCGTCAGAAGCTGCCGCCCGCTTGTCGATGGGGGCTCTCCACAGATTCAGGTCGGCTCGCGGGAGATCCAGCAGGGGGCGGTTGCCTTCAGTGTCGCAGCGGGCCTCACGCCGGCTGGGATGGCTCCTTTGTACAAGAGCGGCAGATATCACCGATTCCGGCTCACGATGCCTGCCGGGGCTACGTGGTCGAATGCAATGGCCATCGATGATGTCGATGTCAGACCGATGGGCATGCAATGAGCACGGGTTTTCCCAGCCTTGCCGGCACCAATCCATCTCCGCGCGAGATCATGGAAGTGGTGAACCGCATCAACGGCGGCAAGATCAATGCTGTTACGACGGTCACGCTGACGGCCAACAGCGCGACGACGGCCTTTGCGGACCCATTGCTGGCCGTTGGCAGCTTCTTGGGTTTTATGCCGACGACGGCGAACGCCAAGACGGAGGGAACGCCTTACGTGACCGCACAGGGGACTGGCGTTGCCACGCTCAACCACGCGAACAACGCGCAGACCGATCGCGTCTACATGGTTTTGGTGATCGGATGAGCACTTGGACCCCTGTATCGACGCAGAGCACTTCCTGGGCGCCCCTGGCCGAGGATGGAACCGTTTGGGTTGATCCCCGTCTGCCGCTCATCTTGACCGAGAGTGGCATCCCCTTCCTTACAGAGTCCGGTATATTTCTCGCCACTGAGACGGTGGCCAGCAATTCGACCTCAGCTTGGGTGCCACTATGACCGACACCCTTAATGCGGGCGAGAAGATATCCCAACTGCCCGCAGCAGCCGCTCTTGTTGGCGCGGAGTTGGTTCCGATCGTCCAAAATGGCGTGACCGTCCGGAGCCCGGTCTCTGCATTCGGC